AGGGACACTGTCCGTTTGAACTTTTAAGGATTGTTCGGAACCTTTCTGAATTGCACTACTACTGTATTGTCCAAATGACGCAGTTGTAATGAACAATGACACTAACATTAGCGATAGTGTTTGGATTGTTTTTCTCATCTGTTTTTTTGTTTAAGAAAAGTTTATTTGCGGGGAGGAAGAGATTCGGACTCTCGATTGAAGTTATAAAGTCCAATAGCAGCTTCGGAGGCTGTCGGTTTAAACCACTCACCCACCTCCCCTAACAATACTAATATAAACAAAAAATGTTACATAATCAACTATCTCTCAATTAAAAATATCCCTAACCCATTCCAAAAATCATTACTATCTTCGCCGGATGTATATAATTGTCTAGAGTGTTTTATAAATAAATTATTATCCTCGACAAATTTTTCAAATGCTCCACTATCCCAATTCCAATCATCCATAATAATAATTGTTTCCTCAGAAAAAATAGGTAACATATTTGTTAATGCAACATACTGATCATGGTATTTTGTTTCTCCATCATAGAATATGATATCCACATTTGGTAATGTTTTGAAATCGAAAGTTTGGTAATCTGTTTTATAAACTGATGTCTTATCCACATTACCAAACCTTTTGACATTACTTATAAATTCTTCTTGTGGTAATATATCAATATTATGTTTATAATAGTTGCCAATTTTTTGACTAACTCCTTTAGGTGTTAGATTGGGTGACATAAAGTTATCGACCCCAATTGAGTAGATGTCATTACCGTATATTGCGGAACAAAATGTTGCACCTCTAAACACACCGACTTCCAAATATGTTGCACCGTCAATGTTACAAATGTTGTTTAAAAAACTTCTAACTTTATTACTGGTTATTCCATGAATATCTAAAATATCTTGAGTTAGTTTTGATACCTCAAGTTTACCCCATTCAATAGATTCGTCAATGTGTTTAGTTAAGTCCATATGATTTCTTTTTGTGGTTGGCAACAATATCACAATAGTTACAATCCCAACATTGGAATTTACATTTCTTAATTTTATTTCTCCAACCTTTTAATTCCTCGTGCGGAACACCGTCAAGGTATAAATGAGAAGTCTCCGATAGTATGTCCATCCCTTTAACATATGAATCAACAATTTCCATTGTCTCTTTAAGACGATTGAAGCTATCTCTACCGTGCATCTTGAATACATCGATATATTCTAAGAACTCATCAAACTCTTCTTTAAATGGTGGTATTGTACCTGTCTTAAAGAAAAATGCATTGATATCTTTTTCCCATTTATGTTCACAAGTTACTTTGGATATCTCGTGATGAAAGTATGGTAATTCGTTATTTGTTCTTAAGTTATTATATGTGTAGTGTTCATCCATAACCGGACATCTACCTAAACATCCTTCATTGACTAGTAATGATATTTTAACATACTTACCTTTCTCTTCTTGATATTTTAATTGAGCTCTCTTAATGTTTTTTAATTCCTCAACATCTCTCATTAAAATTCTATCAAGATTGATGTAATCAAATCCTTGATCCGCGTTGTACCAAAAGTCTTGACCAGTTGCAACCTTTCTTAAAATAGTATTTTTGATTTCCATTTCAGGAAAGTGTTTCTTTAATCCCATTGCAACCCAGTGACCGTGTGGTATGGTGATGCATCTTAATCCCTTCTCGTATAAAGGTTTTAAATTATCAACAAACAATTTATAGTTCTGGTAATTTGGTGAGATATTAACATTGTTAAATGTTGCACTTATTTTTATACCTAACGCTTTTTGTATAATCATTGCGTTTTCAAACACAACATCTCTATCCTCTTCTCTAAACACCGCACCCATCGCATCTTGTGTAAATGGTGGTATTCTACATGTAAAATAAATGTCATAAATCCACTCTTTATTTCTTTCTAAGAATGGATAGAATTCATTCATGAACATATCCTCCGTTAACATCGGATTAAACGGTATTGAAAATATTTTCTTTGTCATTTGCTACCTTCCATACAACCTCCACATATTCCATTACATTCTGTTTTATAGAAAACACAATCTAAACAATCTTGTGGGATTGAGTAATTTTTATGATTATTGATATAAAGTTTATCAAACTCTTCTCTTAAACCTAATATACCATTTTTTCCTGATATTTCCAAAACATTATTGATTTTTACTTTATCTTCCAATGGGTAACAATGTATTGAACTCCCATCAGGGAAAATATCTAACGGCATGAAACCACATATTGTTTCATATTCAGGTAACTTAAATGTGGCGAAGTTTAGTGAGTTTTCCAATACGGATTTTTTAGTTTTACCCTCCCAAAGACATGGCGGTACCTGACAATCCGATGTTATTTTAATTTGATTATATAAACCAAATTTAAGGATTTTAGTCATCTCATTTCCCATCTCCTTATTATTGATTAGGTATGTACCGGTAAGGTCTAAACCTAATCTAATTGCGTTTATGTTACCGTCCAGTTCATGATATAACCATTTAACGTATTCGTAAAAATTTCTACTTTTCCAATCACTTGACATTGTTAGTGCCAAGTATAATCTTGGGTGTGACTCGAACCCCCACGTATTAGCGTATGCTTTGTATATTTCTAAATAATTCTTTTTGAAAATAACCATTCTGTTTTTCTCATTGAGTTCGGCCGCGTTTGGGAATACCCACCTAATGTTCTTAATATTTTCTATTATATATTCTCTAGTGGTTTTACCAAACAGAAAATTACTAACAAGATTTACTTTAAATCCTTTAGAAAATATATGGTTCAATACCCCAATAAAATTTGAATGTTGTGTTGGTTCACCACCGAGTATGGTAATTTCTTCATTGGAGTTACTTAGACGATAATGGTCGATAATTTTATCGACCATTTCTATATCCATTTCTCCTAACGTGTGTTTTAATCTTGCATCTTCTTTTGTAAAACAAAATGAACAACCTTTAGCACACGTTCCGTTTATTGCTAAATTCATTAAAAATTATTTAAAAATCCATTCTCAATGTGAGTGGTGTTGTTTCAATATTCTCGTCTTCTCTTTGTTGTTTACTTAATGCAATACCAAACTTCTCGTGTTTAAGTCTATGACAATCAGCAATAGTTAAACATGATTTGATTCTCTCTTCTAATAATTGTTGTTCTAATAATAAGTTAGCTAACTTTGTATTGTACGCGGTAACATTATTAATAATTTTTTGGACAAACGTTGCCTTATCAATATTTCTACCTGCACATAAAATGTCAATAATTGGTGTTTGGTAATCCTCATCGGCAGTCCAACCAAAAGCTTCTCTTTTCTGTTCTTCCCAAGTATCCTTTTCTAAAGTAGATGCATCAACCATTAACTCTTTATATCTTTCAGAGAATCTATCTGCAACAACTTTTTTCATTGCTACTTTATTAAATAATACAGCAGATAGTTTGTCATCCTCATTAAGAAAGTATTTTACTTTTTCTACTTCGGATTCACTAGATTCTGCCAACTGTGGAATCTCATCCATGATGTGTGAGTTTGTTCTAACACTAATATAATCTTTGTATATGTCAGCAAAAACAAATCCTTTAGCGACTTCTTCAGGAATGATTATTGCACCAAGTTTATTCAACTCAACTCTCATATCGTTGTATTCATCGGCTATCCTACCATAATTGTAGTTTAAATACATTCCAATTACTTGTATATAACCGGGAGTATTTCCTTGAGTTTTAAAAAGTATATGTGTCATTATAATAATTTTTCTGTTTCTATTTTATTTGGTTCTGTTAATTTTAATTGATTTTTTAATGAATCTTCAATTGAGAAATTATTTGTTGTTGCTTGTGTCATCAAATGATTAATATTTTTATCAATTGATATTGTATAAGATGATGCTAAAGATAATACTTGTTTTTGTTGTTCGGGGTCCATCATAAGAATTGAATCGAGATTACCCGTACCAATTCTACCATATGAAATCATATCAAGCATTGCTTGTTTAGCCATACGAATGGTCCAATATTCATGTTCAAATTTTTCTTCTAACTCAGGATTACCAAATACATCAATTAATTTTGTACCGTCAGAAAGTATCGCGTCTTCACTCTCTAAAAACTCTTTAATTAAATCGATAAATCCCTGTCTTTCTTTGTAAGCATCTTTTAAGTTTCTCTTAAACTTTCTTAAATCAACATGTTTATCTGCAATTGTTAAATCAACCATTTCTTTTCTTTTGGGGTCGGTAATAAATTCTTTACTCTCTTCATCCATTTGAATTTCAAGTTCTGCCTTTCTTACTGTATATTCAAGATGTTCTACCGCATCTTCTCTACCCCTTAACTCCAATAGCCATTGTTTTAATTTTGCATATGGAGTTATTTGCGCGCCACCTACGAAATTATATGCCTTATATTTTGGTAGTGCAAATGACATACTTTCGGATATTTGCATTAATTTTTCATCAAAAGGATTATTGATGAAATCTGACCTGTCATATTTGTAACCTTGTTCCATATTTGTTTTTTATTATAATATAAAGAAAATTTTTTAAAATGTCAACTATTATCTCCAACCACAATGTCCTGAAGAAGTTCCGGGATTTACTACCGGTGCCAATCCTGTAATCGAGTTTGATCCGGTATCTGTTGCATATACTAATTGCCAACTAGTGTTATTTTGTCCAGTACCGTCATAATTACCTAACATATATTGCCAATCTTGACCCATTGCAAAGTTTTCTTCTCCGCAGTTAGCGTGTGGTTTTGAGACATTACCAATATTTGTATCGGTAGCATTACTCCATCTTCTTAAGTTGTAACCTCCATTGTACGAACCTTCATTACCACAATAACCCTTACCCACTTTTGAGCTAATACCCTTTTGTTGTTGGTGTACTCCCCACTGTGTTGATGATGATGGTGTTTCGTTTGAAAAATTAAATTTGATAGCGGCACCACTTGTCCAAGCGTAACCAAAACTTTCGTCAAAAAATGCTGCTCCACCCGCACTATCATTTATTGATGATACACCAAATCCACTAATATAACTTTCATTTGATAAATTAAATTTTTCAATGGTTGCTGAACCTCCAGAAATTAAATAAGCGAATTCGGTTTCTTTTTGCATGGTGGCAACGTCACTTCTAGCAATACCCGTATTAAACTTTGTTTGATGTGCGTAGTTTGTGTCATTAAACATATTGATTGCAGACGTTCTATACCCATCAACCGTGTCGGGACCCTTAAATGCGTTATTTTCATTTACCGACCAAATAAATAAAATTGTTTTATTACATGCGCCAGATGTATACGATGCAGGATAATCTAATAATTCACCGACGTGTGTTGTTTGACTTGTTGAGTTTGTTGTTTTATGTACGTTTCTCCATGGTGATGAATCTTTATATCCACCCGCCAAATATGAATATGTTAAAACTTGTCTATATTTGAACGCAATGGGAATGGTTTCTTGTGCTGCAATTCTTTCCCAACCATTATCTATATTTGATACACCTGTATATAACATTAGGAAACTTCCACTAGTAGATTCCTCCAAATATAAGGAACCTAACAACGGTGAACCAGGTCTACTTGTTCTAGCTCCTCTAGGTGGTCTATTGACCACTCTGTCTGATGTTAAACTACCACTAACTTCTAAATTCTCGTATATCATATTTTAATTAGTTTTATCCTCTCCATCCACAATGTCCGGATGACGTTCCACCATTAACACCAGGAGCTAAACCACTAGGGTTTACTGTTCCTGTGTCTGTTGTGTAACTAAATTTCCAACTTGTATTATTTTGTAATCCATCGTAATTCCCCAACATATATTGGTGGTCTTGTCCCATTGTAAAATTCTCTTCTCCGCAGTTTGGATGGGGTTTGGAAACGTTTCCAATATTTGTATCATTAGCATTACTCCATCTTCTTAAAGCATATCCACCATTATAAGAACCATCGGCACCCGCGTAACCCTTACCAACTTTTGAACTAATTCCTTTTTGTTGTGAGTGGTTACCCCATTGTGTTGATGATGAAAACGTTTCTGTCGCAAAACTCATTTTAACCCCTTCACTACTTGTCCATCCATATCCAAAATTTTCATCGGAGAATGCACTACCACCATCGTTACCGGTTATTGTTGTTAAATTAAAACCGGTGGCAATTGTTTCTGTATTCAAATCGAATTTTTCAACGGTTGCATTACCTCCACTAAAAATGTAGGCGGTGGCGGTTTCTTTATGCATGGTACCACAATCTGACCTTATGTTTGTTATATTAAACTTTACATTATGTGCGTACTTTGTTTCATTGGTCATATTAACCGCCGCGGTTGTTGTTCCGTGTATATCTGATGCAGATTTCCACACATTATCCGTATTGACTGACCATATAAATAAGATATACCTACTACAAGCTCCAGATGTGTATGATGCTGGATAGTCCAACAACTCACCTAAATGTGTTGTTTGATCCGTTGCATTTATTGTTCTATGAACATTCTTCCATGGTGAACTATCTTTATATCCACCGGCTAGGTATGAATAGTTAATAATTTGTCTGAATTTAAACCCAACATTTGCATTTACTTGTGATGATACCCTAACCCAACCACTATCGTTGTTACTCACACCAACATAAACCATTAAAAAACTACCACTAGCCGCTTGTTCTAAATATAACGATCCCGTTTGGGGACTACCTGGTCTATTTGCCCGTGACCCGATTGGGGGTTTCGTAACTCCTTGTGTTCTTAATGAACCGCTAATTTCAATATTTTCGTGTATCATATATTATAAATACAAATTTTATGTTCTCCATCCACAATGTCCAGATGATGTACCTCCATTCACACCAGGTGCTAATCCACTAGGATTTACCGTTCCAGTATCTGTTGAATATAAAAATTTCCAACTAGTATTTACCTGTGCACCGTCATAACAACCTAACATATATTGATGATCTTGTCCCATTGTAAAGTTTTCTTCTCCGCAGTTAGGGTGCGGTTTTGAAACGTTACCTAAATTAGTTTCAGTAAAAACATTCCATCTTCTTAAATTATAACCCCCATTATATGTTCCTTCATTTCCCGCATAACCTTTACCCACCTTTGAACTAATACCTTTCTGTTGTCCACTAGCACCCCATTGTTGATTGTTTGTGAATGTATCGTTGGCAAAAAATAATTTTGTACCACTTTGTTGTGTCCAACCATATCCATAATTCTCATCTGAGAACCCCGATGCACCTGATGGTCCACTACCGGTAATTGATGTTTTCATTGGTGTTGAAACGTATGGTCCACCATAGTATGTACTATACATTGTTTCGTTTGTTAAATTGAATTTTTCAACCGCGGCAACTCCCGCACCAAATATCCAAGCAAATTCAGTTTCTTGATGTAAAGTTCCGCAGTCATCTCTTGCATTCGCTAAATCCCATTTAGATTGATGAGCGTATGCTGTTTCATTTACCATGTTAACACCACTTGTCCAAGTTGAATGGATGGTACTATCACCTTTAAAAGTTCCGTCAGTATTTGTTGACCAAAGAAATAAAATACTTTTACTACAAGCTCCAGATGTATAGGATGCTGGGTAATCTAATAGTTCACCTAAGTGAACCGTTTGGTCTGTTGAATTAGTTACTCTATGAACATTTTTCCAAGGGGAGGAGTTTTTATAACCTCCAGCTAAATAAGAAAAATTAATCACTTGTCTATATTTGAAACCAGTTCTATCTGTATCTTGTGAACCAACTGGCTCCCAACCACCATCATAGTTTGAAGACGCAGTATACGTAACAACAAAACTACCGCTAGTTGATTCCTCTAGATATAATGATCCAATATCAGGACTAGAAGGTCTATTGGCTCTTGGTCCTCTTGGTATAATATATTGTCCACTAACATTTAACGAACCACTAACTTCAACATTCTCTCTTAACATATTCTATAATATACGTATTTTATCTTACAACTACAACCCTACCTGACCTAGAAGATGCAAAAGTTATTGTAACCACAGATGTGCTTGTTGTAACAATTGATGATGGCCAGAACATATTATCCGAACTATCATAAACAAATACCGCCACGTCTTTTGTTCCTAAACTATGTGTAACTGTTACTGATGATACACTACTGAATGTTGTTGAATATGATGAGTTAGCTGAAGTTTTTACTAAACTACCTGCTGAGTATATTGCACCAGCAGTGCTAAATAAACCATCTGATGAACGTAATTCCGCAACAACAGTTGGTGTTGTACTTGTGGTACCTCCTTTTTCAAATATCCAACCATATGTATTGGCATCTTCAACAAAAAAACGACGAGCCCATGATGTTACATATGTTCCCGTTGATGCTGTTATATTGCCTGTTGGTCCCGTACTTGTTGCCCCACCATTAGCCATATAGTCACACCAAGCCGTGTATGTACCAAAACTATACCAACTTAGACCATGTGCAGTATTTGCATTCCGTTCAAATGCGATTTTTGGTGTTGTTACTCTTGCAAAAGTTACATTTGATGATGTTGCCACGGCTTGACCGATTGATACAGTTACTGAACCTGTTGTTGTGTCAACACCGACACCTGTTCCCGCATTAACTGCGGTTACTTTTGCTGCGGTGTATGTTGTTGAAATTGAACTACCGTTCCAAACACCTGTTGCGATGGTACCTAATGTCGTTACAGAAGTACTACCAGCCGCAGGTGCAAAATCACCTGTTGCACTATTTGCAGCAGTACCAAATGTTCTATATGCTAAAACATCGGAACCAATTGCTAATCCTAAATTTGTTCTTGCGTTTGCTGCAGTTGTTGCACCCGTTCCACCATTAGCAATTGCAATTGCGGTACCATTCCATGTACCACTTGTGATTGTACCGACTGTGGTTATCGCTAACGCATTTACTCTCGCTAAAGTTTCATCTCCTGTGTTTGTATTTGACGATGCTCCACTATGTGTTCCGCTAAAGTTCGCGGCGGTCATATTATAAGCAAATGTTGCAACACCTGTCGTTTGGTTTAGTGTCAACACATCAGCACCAAGTGATTCACTATAACATATATAATTGTTTGATGTTAAATTTTCTCTTAATCCAATAAACCATCTGGAAGATGCACCTGTTTGGTAGTATATACCAACATAATTTGATGTTGAGGGTCTATTTAAATTTAATCCACCTGTTGAAAAGTTAATTGTTATTGCATTACTTGTAGAAGCCCCCCTAGTGGTAACGGTAGATAATGTCTCACTTGTTGCGTTACCATCAATTGAAACTCCTGTTAAGGTTTGCGATGCAGATGCTCTACCAAGTGATATTGATGTTGTACCAATATTAAAAGATGAATTTGCCAAATAAGCATTTGCGATTGCTGTACCATTCCAAGTACCTGATGATATTGTTCCACTTGATACGGTTAAACCATTAATTGTACCTGTAACAACTAAGTTACCTGTGGCACTTTGTAGTGTCATTAATTCAGCGGAACCATTAGAGTACCAACCAAATTTAGGTGTGTTTCCACTATTTGAATATGCGGCTAAATTTGGTACATGGAATGATAATGTTCTATTCGAAATATCAGATGCAAGACCCATACCATATTGTCCTGAGCTTGCGCCTCTTGTACCAAAGCCATACATATACCAATCAGCTGTTGCACTATTGGTAATATTTGAACTAAATGTTTTTGCACCTCCAATTGTTTGATCACCAGTTGTATAAACACCATTTGTAACCGTCGCAGCATTACCTGATATTCCACCCTGTAGTGAACCTGTAAATGCTGTTGATGTTACAGATGTTAATCCTATAAGTGATGTTGACGTTCCTCCTAATGTTGTTGATGTGGAACCAATTGTAATTGTTTTATTGGAACCTATTTGTGATCCATCTATTTGTGCAGAACCACTAATAACACCGTCTGTATTTAATTTAGATTTAACACCTGTGGTAAATGTCGCTGACGCTGTATCAATTGCAATATCATCAGCATTTACTGTTATACCATTACCAGCACCAACATTAATTGTCCGAGTTGATGAGATGTCACCCCCTCCTGTTAAACCACTACCCGCAGTAATTAAAACTGTTGTGTGGTCAATATGTTGATTCGCAACGTAATTTGTTGTTGCATTATGATTAACTTGAATAGAACCACTTAAAACACCTTCGGTGTTTAATCTATTTTTAATAGTTGTATTAATTGAACTCGTAAATGAATTCAATGAACCTGTTGAAGTTTCAACATTACCTATTCTTGTAACGGCATTGTTAAATTCTGTTTCTCTAACTAATCTTTGTTCTGATCCTAATTGACCCGCAATCCAATAATCGTTTGAAGAATCCCATAATAATGAACCTGATACTAAATTTGGACCTGTTGTATCTTTAATTCGTATACCTGCAAATGATGCTCCGTTACCATTTAAGTTAATAAGATTATTATCAACATCTAATGTTGATGTATTAACGTTTGTTGTTGTACCTTTTACTAAGAAGTTGCCTCTAACGGTTAGATTTGAACCTGTTAATTCTATTGCCGTTAGTAAGGACGATGTAAAGGTATTTAAACTTCCAGTTGATGATTGAATTGCGTTTATATTAGGGTTAGTAATATTTCCCGTAACATTTAATGTACCCGTTATTTCTGTATTTGAATTTATGGAAACTAATGTACCTGTATCTGTGATATTACTATTATTCAAATGTTCTATACCAGTACCTTTGGGTATACGGTTTAATATAAGATATGCTTCATTACCGAGGTTATTATAAGTCTCAGGACCCATTAATAAAACAGATGATGTTACCGACGATTGGTTTTGGTGAACGAATAACCATTGGTTATTAACCGAATCAAATAACATTGATCCGGATACTTGTGGTGATGAACCACTATCAATAACAGCCAAACCACCAAATCTAACTGATGGATTAAGTGCATTTACTGTTATAATATTATCCGCAATATTAACAATTGACGAACTAATGTTTTGTATTGATGACGAACCAGCAACAATTAAATCTTGGGAGATATATAATGAACCTGTAATAGTTTGTGTACCTTGAAATATATTACTACCGGTTGTTGCATAACTACCTGTTTTTGATTCAATTGAATCTACCCGATTTTTTGTACCTAATGTTGTTATTGCAACTGAAGAAGACAAAGAACCAATACTAGATGATAGTCCACTTGTGGTTGTTGCAACCGATGAACTTAAACTTGTAATTGTACTTGTTAATCCAGATGTTGTTATTGCGATGCTTGAACTTAAACCACTTGTTGTTGTTGCAACAGATGAAGATAAAGAACTAATGCTTGAACTTAAACCACTTGTTGTTGTTGCAACAGATGAAGATAAAGAACTAATATTGGAGCTCAACCCACTAGTTGTTGTGGCAATAGATGAGCTAAACGTTGAATATCCTGTGGTTCCTGTTATTAAAATTTGTCCTGAACCAGATATAACCGATTCACTGTCTAGTTTTGATTTAATTGTTGTGTTAATGGAACTACTAAATAAATTCAACGACCCTGTAGTTGTTTCAATTGAGTCGACCCTATTCTTTAAATTAAGTGTTGTTGATGCAACCGAAGAACTCAAAATTCCAATTGAACTAGATAATGAGGAACTTAATCCTAATGTGGTGGTCGCCACGGAAGAGGAAAGACTTCCAATTGAACTAGATAAAGTATTTGTTGTTGTTGAGACACTAGAACTTAAAGAACCAATGATCGAACTTAAATCACTTGTTATTGTTGCAACACTAGAACTTAAAGAATTGATACTTGAACTTAGACCGTTAGTTGTTGTTGCAATAGATGAACTTAGTCCGCTAGTTGTTGTTGCAACTGATGAAGATAAAGAATTTACACTAGAACTCAAAGAATTAACACTAGAACTCAAATCACTTGTTGTTGTTGCAACTGATGAAGATATTAAACTAATACTTGTTGATATACTTGAACTAAACGTTGAATATCCTGTGGTTCCTGTTAATATAACTTGGACGCTTCCAGATATGACTGTTTCTGTATTAAGTTTATTTTTAATTGTTGTGTCAATAGACGACGTAAATGTATTCAAGGACCCCGTTGAGTTTTCTAAAGACAATACTCTACTATCGTTTGATGATGTATAAGATTGAAATATTGATTCGTCTAATTTACCTGTACCAATTGGTTGACCATTTAAAGTCATCGAACCTGTAATATCGACAGAACCAGTAAGAATAAGTGAACCACTAATTCCAACGGACCCCGTAACAGCTAATGACCCACTTATTTTTTCATTACCAATAAAATTATTTGATCCTGTTGTTGCTAAAATTCCTGGTTCTACAACAATAACGTCACCACTAGCCTGACCACTTAAAAAATCTGAATATACTGAAATACTATTACCCATACCAACGTGATGGTCACAGAAGTAATAGAATGTTGTTGCAGTTGCATCC